GTAGAAGATGGATGGGTTGCTACAGTGGAATTTGTTCCAGAAGACTACCCATACATAGGAGCAAAAGCAGAAGCAGTTAGGCGTTCTATTAAAGATGGGTTCCTTTCAGCAGTTTCAATAGGTTTCATTCCTAAAGAATGGAACTTTAATGATGAAGGTGGATTAAATATCCTTGAATCAGAACTAACTGAATTTTCAGTTGTTTCAGTTCCATGTCATCAAGATGCTCTTGTTACAGAAAGAACATTAACAACAAACGAACCACTCGTTCAAGAAGACATGGATAAAGAAGAAGAAGAAGAAGAAAAAATAAAAGAAGAAAAAAGACTTAAATACAAACAAGAACTTAAAAAACTAGGATTTTAAGAAGCATAAATAAAAACAGCAAAAAGGCTACACTCATAGGAGAAAAAATAATAATGGCTTTATTAAAAGATTTAAAAAACAAAGCAAGTAAAATGAGAAACAGACTTAAAGAACTTGCAGATGGTATAGATGAAGACCTTTTAAATGATGAAGACTGCTCTGAAAAAGAAGCAGAGTTTGAAGATCTTAAAAATCGTCTAGCTAAATTAGAAGCAAACATTGATAGAAAAGAAGAAGAAGAAGCAGAAGTTAAAGAAGATGATGCTTCTGATGATTCTGACAAAGAAGAAAAAATGTATGCTCCTGCTATAGTAAAAGGGCAAATTGGTTCTGGACATGATCCAAAATACGGTATTGGTAGAAAAGCTATTTTAGGTGCTTTACAAAGAACCAAAGGTTTTTCTGACGCAAAGAAAATATTCACTGGTGCATTTGGTGTAAAAGAATATGAATCAAAAATCAAAGATTTAACTTCTACTTCACAACCACTTGTAGCACCTGAATACAAAGGTTTCATTGAGTTAGTTAGAGCAAATTCTGTTATCAGAAACATTGCTAACCACATTGATATGTCCACAAATGGTAACGTATCCATTCCAAGAGCAATTAACGGCTCTACAGCAGCATGGGTTGGTGAAGGTCAAATCATTCCTTCCAGCGCACCTGATTTTGATACTGTAAACTTCCTTTGGAAAAAAATTGCAGTAACTTCCAGCATGACAAAAGAACTTGCTATGTATGGTGCTTTTGATGTTGCTAGATATGTTTCAGAAGACCTTGCTAAACAATTAGCACTTGGTGAAGATTATTCCTTAATCAACAACACTGAAAGAACTGAAAACTCACCAAACGGATTACTTGGTTACACAACTGCTTCTGGTAATAGCGCATCTATTGCTAAAAATGATTTTGCTTCTATCAATACTGCATTATATCAAGCACTTTCATTTGTAAGAGGTCATAACTTCACAAATAACCTTGTATGGATTATGCCAGTTCAAACTGAATTATTCCTTAGAAGCATTTCTACTGATCTTGGTATCTATCCATTCGCTGACCAAATGGACAGAACAGGTAAGTTATTTGGTGCAGAAGTTTATTCAACAAACTTAATTGCTACTAACGGTGGAGCATCTGCTAACACTTCTAGCATTTATCTTGCTGATCCAAACTACTTACAATTCGCTACTGCTTCTTCATTAGAATCAACTGTAACTGATGTTGGTTCATTAAATGATGCAACTGGTAAAGTAACTGCTAACGCTTTTGCTCAAGACTTAACACTTTTCAAAGTAACTGAAAGACTTGATTTCCAAGTTACTCTTGATAATGCTGTATTCAGACTTGATGTAACTGATTGGTCACTTGCTCCTCAAGGTGCAATGTACTTCAATAACCAAAACCCATCATATGAAGGTTCTGAAGCTTCTGGTGCAATTGGTAAAGTTAAACCAGCATCAACTGGCGGAACTTCTGGTTCTAGCACTTCAACAGGAACAACTGGTAACTAATAACTACAAAGTAACTACAAACAAAAAAGGGAGTGGTCAGAAATGGCTCACTCCCTTTTTTTCTTAGGAGAACAAAATGTCCGAACAAATAACTTTTAAAGGCGCAACACCAACAAACACTCAAAAACCGAACTACGAGGGAAGTAGTGCGAGCGGGGCACGAGGAAAACAAAAACCAGTAGTAAATACAGAAGTAGAAAAAGGAGAACAAAATGATAGTTGAGTTCATTAAATCCCCAAACGATAAAATCAAAGTAGGAACACAAAAGAAAGTACCACCAGCAATAGGAAACAAGTTGGTTATTGATGGATATGCTAAGATTGTATCGCAAGCAGAAACAGCATCAGAGGTAATGACTAAAGATGCTTAATAGAGTAGCCGCACAATCAATAACAACAAACATCATAACAGACCAAGAACTTATGCAGTTTTGTGCCTGTCTCGATCCTAATCAGCTACCAATCCTTAGAAGTTTAGCATTAGCAGCAACACAAGCACTTGAAACATACTTAGGAGATTTCATCACTCAAAGATCAATCAGATGGGTATGTTCAAGAGGTGAATCAGAAAAAACAGATACGTTCTTTCGTTCATGGTTATCAGCAAGATCGTATATTTCTTATGGTTATAACACCATAGCAGGACAATGGTTACAGTTTCCAACATCAGCAACATCAGTTGAACTATGCCAAATTGGTGTATGGGGAATGGATAGTATTAACCTTACACCTAAGCAAGATTACGCATGTGATTTTTCAACTGATCCTGCAAGAATAACTTTCACTTATAACTTAGCAGTTCAAGACTACTTTAGTAACTTTGATTCTCTAATCATTGATTATACTGGTGGTATTGCTCCACAAGGTTCTGAACCAGAAGCTATTAAGTTAGCTATCAAGATTATAACAAAGAAACTGTTTGAGAACAGAGATACAGAACAAACTACAATTATAGACAATGGAGTGTCATTCTTAGTTGATAACTACAAAAGAATTGGTTTTGGAGGTTCCAGATGAACCTAAGAGCCAATGATTTTAAAACCATAGTTACATTCTACGATACACAGGTAGTTCCTATTTTAACTGGTGCTGGTGGAGAGAAAACTGTCTTGATTAATCCAAGACAAGAGTACGCTTCTATTAATGCTTTAAAACCACAAACACTTATAAACGGAGTTAATGAAGACATACGTGACTCTACACATATTCTTCAAACTAGATTCAGAACTGATTTAAGTTCATTTACAACTGTTACAAGAGAATGTTTATCAAGTGATTATGTAACAACTTATGTAGAACAGTTCCAAGTGAATGATATTCAAGTTTTAGGACAAGAAAACAGATACATTATATGTCACTTAACTCTTCAATCAACAAACATTCAATCACCTTTGAATGTAGGAAATGTGGTTACAGCAGGAACAGTTAATGAAGTAACGGCAGGTTATGGAGATACGGATGAAAATTGAAGTAGATCCGTTCATGCTGAAATTGAACAAGAAACCATTCAAACGTGAACTAAGATTGATAGCCAAAGAGATTAAGCAAAAGACAATAGCCCTTTTAAAGCAATCTCAGCCCTCTGGAGAGCAAAGAGGAACACATACGGCCTCAGCACCCGGACAAGCCCCGTCCATAAGGGACGGGCTTCTAGCATCATCTATCTCATACAAGGTTAAGGGGAACAGGGTAATCATTACTGACAGTGCCTATTACGCCTTATTCCTTTCTGCGGGGGCTACCAATACAGGCAGAAGTAAGAAAGGAACAATCTTACCAAGACCATTCATGTCCACAGTTCTCGATGAAATGAAGGAAGACATACAAAAAAGATTACAAAAAGCGATAATGGAGGGAATAACCAGTAAATGATAAAACCACTAGATATAATAACCCAGATACAAAAATATACAAAAGTTTTTAAGTCCATTGGTCTAACAGCAGAACTACAAAGAATAATAGATCAAGAACCTACATATAAACCACAAATGCCAGCTTGTTTTGTTTGCTTTAAAAGTTCAACAACAACTGAAAATGAATCTTTAAATGGCTATCTTTCTGTTGAAGAAATAAATATTTCTATTTTTGTTGTTTTAGACAATTCACAAGACACAACTGGTTCAACAGGTATGTGTATTGATTGGATTGATTGTAATAATGACTTGAAAAGTTGCTTGATGAACTGGGTTCCAAATGAAAAAACAACACAACCAATAAGTTATCATGGTAGTGAGTTCATGATAATGACTGGTTCAAGAATAATCTACGAATGTACATTTGAAGTAGATCAACAACTAACAGAACAAGATGGGTTCATTCAAACTTATGATGAACTACAAGAAGTAGATATAAACAGTAAATACTACAAAGATTCTGAACTAGAATATGAAGTAGAAACAATTTCAAATTTACAGAACTAAATACACTGACCCCTTTAAAAATAGGAGATTTAAACATAAATGGCAAATATTCCAAGTTCATTTACAATTCCGGGTACTTTTGTAACCATTCAAGGCACTGGTAATGTTACTACATCAGGTAACAATGTGATCTTAATGGCTAAGAGTACTTCCTTAACACAAGGTTACGGAGTTACATTTGATATTACATCCGAGATTAACGCTACATATACACCAAAAGCAGTAACTTTAAACAGTGCTGGTACTGGGTATGCAGTTAATGATACAATAATTTTAAACAACACAGGAACTATTACAGTTACTAAAGTTGATGCATCTGGTGGAATTTCAACATTCACTTCTGATCTTTCAACTAATCCTGTTCTTTCTGATATGGCTGGTACAGGAATCACTGGTTCAGGTGGTACTGGTTCAGGCGCTTCCTTTGATATTACTTCAAACACTCTTGATTCTTATAAAGTTTCAGGTGTGAATGTGAACAATGGTGGTACTGGTTATCACGTAGGAGATTCCTTCACTATCAATGGTGCTACAGTAACAGTCACAGCAATCGGTTCAGCCGGTAACGTATCTGCTATAAACTTTGTAGTAACCACACAGGCTCTTGATAGCGATCCAGCAGGAACAAGCATTTCACCATCTGCTACCAGCACAATATCAGGTCCGGTAAACACCTTAACTTATGCTGAATCACAAACAGATATTGATCAACTTTTTGGTTCTTCAAGTGATATTTCAAGAATGTATGCTAGATATAGAGCAGTTGATATTGTTCTTCCTGTTTACGTTATAGTTTCAGAAAGTGATTCTTCTACTGATATTACTACATGTTTGAACGCAATAGCAGAAGCTTCATTCTCTTTTATCTTCTCACCTTTCAATTCAAGTGATGCTATAAAAGCTTTTGAAAACTTCTTCTCTGTTAGATATGGATATGCTTCTGAACTTTACGGTATTCACGTAACTTCTAAAACTGATACTGTTTCTAACTTAATTTCTTATGGTTCAACTGTTAACTCTGAATACACAACAGTAGTTGGTTTTCCAGTTGGTTCAGTAGATGATGATGTTGTTAAAGCAGCAGCAGTTGGCGGTGTAATAGCACCTTCCTTAGCTTCTGATCCTTCACTTCCTATTCAGTTAATGGAACTTGATGTAGCGGCATCTGGCGCTGGTTTCGCAATTCCAGACAGACTTGCTTTGTTCAATGCTGGCATAGCTACAACTAAAGAAGATTCAGCAGGTAATGTTTATCTTGAAAGATCAAGAACAACATATCAAACAAATGCTGATGGTGTAAGTGATGATACATACCAAGATACTGAAACTCTACCACAAGTAACACTTGTAGCTGAGACATTCAGAACAGGAGTTAATACAAAATACTTTACTAACAGAATGAAGTTAGCACAAGACAGTGATAATGTTATTGCTGGTCTAAACATAGCAACTCCATCAGCTATTAAAGCTACTTTAATATCCTTGTACGATAATATGGTTAATGATGGTTTAGTAACTGACGCAGATACATTCTCTAAATCAGTAACAGTAACTATTAAAACAAGAGGTGTAGTGGAAGTTTACGCTCCAGTTACACTCATTAATCAACTTAGAGCCATAGATATAAACATAAACTTTTCAAAAAACTAATATAGGAGAATAAAAAATGGCATTAATGACACAAGGAGTTTCTCAGTTCAGTATGGATGGAGTTCAATATAATGTAGTTGGTAACGTAACATGGAATGTAGGAGGACATACTGGCGAGCCTCAAATTTCACTTCAAGGTGTAGAAATGGATGTGTTTTCATTCACTCCAATCATCGCAAGAGTGAATGTTACTGTTAGATGGTTATCTACTTCTACTCCATCAGCAGTTGGTTCTGGTTCTATCGTAGATACAATTCAGTTCTTAACTCGTTCTGGTATCCAAGTAGTAGCTACAAATTGTACTGTTACTGATACAGTCGTTCAAGACCCCGTAGCGATGACTACAACTTATACCTTTGCATGTAGTAAAATTACTGAACTTAGAGTTTCTTAATTGGACATACACCTGTGCAATTTTTTCCACAAAAACCTTATATAATAAGGTCTAAGTGGAAGATATTACACATACCTTTTCTTACAGAACCAGCTTGTGAGCGAAGCGATACATACTTACTTCAAAATTACTCCTGCTAAATATCAGAAAAGATTTTAGCAGGAGTTTTTTCATATGGCCTATAGTCAGCCAACATACTCAACAATAAAAAGTAACTTAGTTAACCAACTTAATGCACAAATAGGTGTTAAGTTGCTTCCACAATCAGTTATCATGATTTTAGCAGTTGTTTTAGCTAAACTCATTAACTTGATGTATGGATACTTAAACTACATAGAACAACAAGGTGTTCCTTTTACAGCAACAGATTTAACTCTTGAGGCTTGGGGTTCTTTAAAAAACATAACAAGGAAAACAGCCGCTTACGCCACTGGTTCAGTTACTTTCACTGGCTCAGATTCAACACAGGTAATTCCAGCAGGCACAGTTCTTTCCAGACCAGACGGCACACAATTCACAACAAACACAGCTACAAACATTAATGAATCAGTTCTGATTACAGCAGTAGATGCCGGAGCAAATTCAAATACATCTTCTGGGACTGTTTTAACATTAAACAGTTCTTTTGTTGGTGTGGATGGAACAGTAACACTTCAAAACTCAATCACCAGTGGTTCTGATATGGAAACTGATAGTGCTCTTAGAGAAAGAGTTATAGCAGCCTTCCAAGAGACACCATCAGGCGGTTCAGTAGAAGATCATGAAAGATGGGCATTAGCAGCAGGTGCTAACTACGCATGGACTAACCCAACTCCGTTAGCTGGGAATGAAGTAGTTACATACGTGATGTTTGACCGTTCAAACGCATATCAAGGGTTTCCACAAGGAACTGATGGTTCAGCAACAGGTGAAACAAGATGGAATACAGCAACAGGTGATCAACTTACTATTGCTGATGGTATCTACTCATCTACACCAGTTGGTGAAATATCAATCATAGCAGCACCAAAAGCACAAGCAGTTAATATAGTAATAAACGGACTATCAAACTTAACATCAGCAGAACAAGCTAGTATCAAAACTGCTCTTGAAAACTTGTTTATAAATGATGGTACTCCATTAGGAACAACTATATATGTAACTGCTATATCAGCAGCAATTCAACAAATAGTAGGTTCACAAACATTCACTCTTTCTGAACCAACAGAAAACATTCAAACAACTTTAGGTAACTTAGCAACACTAGGTACCATTACATATAACTCATAAGGAGAAAGAACATGTCTATCTTAACTCCTTATACAAAGGAACAATATAAACAAGGACTTATAAACTTACTTCCAAAAGGTAAATTATGGGAATCTTTTAGAGAAAACACATACTTAAACAAGATACTTGAAGCATTTAGCCTTTCATTTCAACAAATGGATGTTGATGCTTGTGAAGTTATTGATGAAGTATTTCCGGGTACAACAACTAACTTACTTCCAGTCTGGCAAGAAACACTAGCATTGTTTCCAAAAGATGGTGAAAGCATAGAACAGCAAAGAGCAGAGGTAGTAGCTAAGTTAACACAAACTGCTTCTTTGGCTCGATCTTACTATATTAACTACGCAAAACAACTAGGATTCAATATCAATATTATCGAGTATTCAGGGATCATTTCAGGAATATACAGGTGCGGAGACACAGTAGGTACTTGTGATGATTACTCATACCAATTCGATATTACCATCACAACAGATGGAGATATTGAAAGATTACAGTCTTACTTAGAGCCAATACTACCGGCTTATATTACAGCATACTACTTAAATACTTGATATTTTAATGGAGAATTATAAATGGACTCTTTAAACTTTAAAAATCCAGACCCAAAAACAGGACAACCTGGCACACTAGTTACAACCACTTGGTTCCAAAATGTAAATGATGAAATTTCAAATGTAATAACTGAAAATGGAGGAACACTAGATTCAACAAACACAAAGCAATTATACCAAACTTTACAAACAACATATGCTCCTATTAACTCACCTACTTTTACAGGAACTCCGTTAGTTCCTGATACAAATAGTTCTTCAAATGGAAAACAAATAGTTAACTTTGAATCCATGCAGGCTTATGTTTCTGCCGGAACATTAGGCTATACGCCAGTTCATCAAGGTGGTGGAGCAGGACAAGGCACTAATTCTGTTTATATTGGTTGGTCAGGTTCATATTTAAAAGCACAAGTTGATTCTACTGATTTAGGTAATTTTGCTTTTCAAGGTTGGTGTAATTCAACATTCTTATCCTTAACAGGTGGTAATGTAACAGGAACATTCACTTATAATGGTGCAACTGTTGCTACTAAAAACGATGTGAATAATGCGGAAACGGACGTTAAGAACTGGGTTGAAGCAGGTGGCTATAACGTAAATGGACAAGTCAATTTTGGTGCATGGATTGAAGCTGGTGCCAATAAGACAATGTGGGGTGGTTCTGGAACGAATGGCGCCATTCAGTCTGGCGATTATGTTTGGTCAGCAGGAGTTTCCTGTATTGGTTACGGGAATATGCAAGCAACACTTCAAGTTACAGATGTTAATGGCAATGGTGGTGATCCAAGAGTAGGAGCACATTTATATGTCAAAGATTATAACGGAGTACAAACAGATTGGTATTTCAATACGGCTGGAAGACTCAGAGATCCAAAAGCAAATTATGTGGATGCCACACCAAGAGGCGCAATTATCATGTGGTATGGCTCTGCTTCAAATGTTCCCACGGGATGGGCAATTTGTGACGGCACAAATGGAACGCCAGACCTAAGAGATAAAGTTGTAGTGGGTGCTGGTATTCAAGCTCTCGGTCATATTGCTGGCGATTGGAACGCCACTGCTACTACCACAAACAATGGAAACCATAATCACTATTCAAATACTCAAGGACACACATTAACTGTGGATGAAATGCCAAGCCATCAACACACTTATTCATGGCACGGTATTACATCAGAAGGACATGGAACGGATACAATGGGTTCTGGTGGTGATACTTCCACTTGGAATGGTTCAAATGGAACTTCATACACTGGTGGTAATCAACCTCACTCTCACGGAATTAACTGGGATGGAGACCATAACCATTCAGTTACAGTCTCAACTCAACAACCTTCTTTTTATCTCTACTACATCATGAAAACTGGCAACTAATAAGAAAGCCCTTTGAACTTTCACTGCTCAAAGGGCTTTTTGTTTTACTCTAATTCAGAAGTTGAATTTTCTTTTTCTTTTTTAGCTTTTTCTTCATTTTCTTTTTTCTTACGCTCAACACCGAGAGCACGGATTTTCACCATCTTTTCAGCGGCATCATCAATCCGTTTCTTGAAAGCAGGTTCTTCACTAACAGCCTGAATGTTTTGGTACAGTTCAAGCAGATCAGCATATGAAGGAACTGTAACTGTATCTGTTTCCTTCTGCCCATCGAGAAGAGGGAAAACCATTGTTCCATAACGGAACACTGTATGAACGCCTGAATTGTTCTTTTCAAACCAAGCGCGTGTTTTCGGTTTTTCCTTATCCTTTGGGTCCATATAGTACTCAACCAGTTTAATCTGGGCTTCAACTGCATCAATAAAGCTTTCAACAGGTGATTTTCTTGTCACTCTTTTGAAAACTTCATCTTTGTTTGTGAACTTAACATTCGCAAACAGTGGGTTCTTTTTAGCTACAGCCATTTCATACTCTCCAAGTTCATAATGAACACTTACATGAACTAATACCACTTAAATAAGAACACAAGATATTTTTTTAAAAAAGAGGATTTTAGATGGATTTATATCAAACACTCATAGACGCAGCAGAATCAACAGACTTAGTTTACCTTTACAGAGTTAATGGAGCAGTTGAACAAGTAGTTAGAGCACCTATAGGTGACTTACAAGGAACTAAAATAACAACTGGTAAGAGTGATCCTATTGAGCAGCTAACAGATTCATTAAGTGACTTATATCTAAATTCAACTAACGGAAACCTTTTTGAATATGATGGTACTAAATGGGAACTTGTATGTTCATTAAAGGGACCAAAAGGAGATATTGGTGAACAAGGACAACAAGGGATTCAAGGGATACAAGGCCCACAAGGAAAGCAAGGACCAGTTGGTGCTACTGGTGCAACAGGACCAACAGGACAACAAGGGATTCAAGGACCAATTGGTTTAACAGGCCCACAGGGTCCACAAGGGATTCAAGGGCCAAAAGGCGACACTGGCGCAACTGGCGCAACTGGT